GCCCAGCCGAGTTTAGTCATTGTGCGACGTCCGCCCGGACTGTGGTGGGAGTCTCGGAAGTTATCCGCGTCGTAGTTTGAGTACTCCGACATGATAGAGCCGAGCGCTCTTGTGTGCTGTAGCTCCGCTTCCCACTGCCGACCCCCGGTAGCCGGAGTCTCCTTACGCTTCTTGGGGACGTACTTTGCGTCCTGATCTTTCTCTTGCCAGCTTCTGCCAGACGTGTAGCTGGTAGTGCCGTTTCCGTAGGTCACGTGGGCTACTCGGCTTACGGAAGACCGGCTCGGGCTCGACCACGACGTGCTTGCCGAGGGGCGATGCACCGTCGCCCTCGGCTTGGCGGTTTGAAGCTCTGCCCACCACCCTCGCGCCTTAGCATACGCTTCGATGTCGGCGGCTTGCGCGTCCAAGTCTTTTAGCTCCTGGGCCGCGTTGAGCATCCAGTTCGAGTCGCTTTGGAAGGAGGACAGCTGGCGCCTCCGTCTGATGAGGTCTTGTTTCTCCTTGATAGACCAGTAGGTCTTGGTGACCTCTTGCAGAGAGGGTTTGGCCGGACCCGCTTCGACGTTATTCTGTTTCGTACTACCAGGTGGCATACTTCTCCGGGGTTAAGGCGTAAGGCCGCCATGATTCTTATGTCCGGTTAGTGCGCAGGGTTTCCTCGTCCTGTGGTTGACCTGCTAGCGCACAGCGTGCAAAGGTGCGGTAGCTACTTCTAGAGGTGTTACGTGGATACTTTCGACCGATTTTGGGCCACAGTCTCTGGCGCTGCCACCCTCACCAAAGTGTCTTCGGAAGACGCAGGGGATGCGGATAGGCAGTCTCGTTACCCCGACTCCGAGTTTGGGCTCGTAGTGGTGTCAGGGGCACGAAAGGCGCGGTTGCTTCCAATGTCGACGCCGGAAGAGCTGCTTAGCTCGGCGGATGCGGCGCATCTCTTGCGGGACAACGGTCTCGTGCCGGACCGGTTGCTGAAGGTAGCTGCCGACCGCATGGAGGCGCGTGCTCGTTTCTTCCGAGACGGGGGCGAAGACCTTACGGAAGTCAAGGTGTCCTACTGGGACGAGCGTAAGGACGGGTTTTTCTGGCGTGAACTAGAAAGAGCTCACGCGGAGAAGCGATCCAGCCCCGCCCCGGAGCACCCAGAGATTGCTTCGTTCACCGTGCGGAACCGTACCGTTGCTCTCCGAAAGCTGAGCGACGTTGCCGACGCTTCGAAGCTGCTGAAGGCAGAGGCTGAGAAGATGTCTAGCGCGGAGTGCCGGGGCCTGGCTATGGCCATTGTCCAGGGAACAATGGCGCTGTGCGGCATCGACGAAAGCACCGCGCTCAGCAAGCTGTCGGGGCACGTGCGGGAGTACTGCGGGACCGTGGCGCGACCTGAGGGTGTGTACTCTCTTCGTGACTACGCGCAGCGAGTGCGCTCGGGCGAGTCCGCGCTTCTTGGTGCGGAGGCTATCCAGAAGACGTCGAGCGCCTACGAGGCGCTGGCGGACCACCTTTTGGAGTTGTCGGAGCAGGCCCCGACGGAAGCATACGACGCCCTGTGCAAAGTGGCTGAGGCGGTAGACACGCTCAACGAGGCGACCGGCCTCAAGGCGACCCACGCACACAGGATCGTATTCCTGCCGGCGAAGGAGACTTCGTTCTTCAAGCGCTCAGCACGGGAGTACAGCGACGGGTACGAGTACACGTTCGGCAGCACCCATATCCGGGCTTCGGAGCTGGAGCGCTTGGCAAACGTGAACCTGCAGCCGCTTGTGCGTATCTTGGGCCGCGAGAAGGTGGACCAGCTCCGCGAAGACCCGATTCGTACTTTCCGTGATCTTACCGACCCACAGAAGCGCGCTGTGGCGCGGTACTGCGAAGAGACGGTCAAGATTCGCGACATGGACGGGATGGTCCCCACCTTGCTCTAAGGGGAGACCATGTCGCAGATCGATAAGACAGCGGAGGCCGTTGAGGTGGGGGATCAGGAGATTCTCCTGCCTCTTTCCGTTGGGGACGCGTTTAACGCGGCCAGAGCGGTGCAGGGCGAACACCCCGCTACTGGGGTGGCTCCGGTAACTGAAGAGGTGTTCGACACCATTCAGACCGACGAGCCCAGAAATGAGGGTACCGCTACCCTCATTGCGTACTCTGTCTACTCAAAAGAAGACAAACAGCGCCTCTTATCGAAGCTCCCCGTCGAGGCACTACACGCCTTGCTGACCCGCCGGTACCCCACGCGGTGGTGGGAGCAGGAGCCCGAGGTCATCCTAGAAGACCTCGCCAACGAGTTTGGCTTCATCCTGGACGCGGGTGGAATCAATCGTGTTCGGGCGCTCCACGCAATCTGCTCCGCCCCGGTCGGAGAGAACCCGTACTACTATGACCCGGAGACATATAGGTTCCTGACCTTGTGTCTCTCTGGTCGGGCTGTGCGGGCAGACACCGACCTGTACCCCTCTCCGCACGAAATGGCTGTCGCGCTGCACAGCCTGCAGACAGTGCGTCCGGGTATGCTCGAGGACGAGGTCCTCGGGTTTATCGCGGCGGTTTGCTACTACCAGGATTTGTGGGCTCCCTCGGGTATCCTGTCGGTTGCGCAACCCTATGTAGTTGAGATGTGTAAGAACCTCGGCATTCCCGTAGACCAAGAACGGATTGACGGGGTGCTCGCTCTTGCACAGAAAGAGCGAGAGTCGGGCGGCGAGGAAATCCCAGACACGGTCCGGGATGAAGACGACGTTCAGGCGCTCGCTGTTATAGACTATGAAGACGGGGTAGCCGCCGCTCTGGAGCGCGGAGACCACATGGAAGACGCAGTAGTGAACGCGTGGGAAGAGGGTACACAGAATGTCTAGCTCGTCCTCTATCCCACCGCAGACTCGTCCCGTTCCCCCCACTGTAGCGTCTGCTCGGACGGGGCAGGGGATGGGCGACCTGTTCGGTACCAACCGGTCCGGGCGCGGCGCTGGGGGCAACTCCGGTCGCAGCACCTTCCAACCGTACTCGTCTCCCTTCGACACCCTTTCGTCGTTCGATATTCCCCGAGACTCACGGGGTATGTTCGCGGCGTGCCGGGAGCTGGCAGAGAACAGCGCCACGCACATGGCGTACGTCCGGCTCATGTCGACGCTGCCCGTCACGGACCTGGTGTTCAAGCCGACCCGGCCTACGTCTGACGCGCTGAAGAAGAAAGGCATCGCGACACCGGGAGCGATGGTTTCCAGCGACAGCGCGGCGGTGTCCAAGTTTAGTGAGCTGGCGCTGCACCACTGGCAGCTTCGCCGTGTCTGTCAGGAGATGGCGCGGTCGTTCTTCACCTACAGCAACGCCGTCGCAGTAATCTCGTACCCATTCGCCAAGATGCTGGGATGCACCAGCTGTGGTGAGAAGCGAGAGGCGATGTACGAGAAGTGGGAGCTGCGGTCGCAGGGACGCTTTCGCTGGAAATGCCCCTCATGTGGGCATGTCGGCGACGCACACGTCGTGGACCACTTCACCCCGGTGCCCGAGGACGTGCGTCTTATCGTGCTCGACATGGAGCAGATTGACGCGATCAAGAACGAGTTCCGAGGCACTATCGATCTCTACTATGAGATCCCTCAGTCTACGATTGAGCGATTCAAGTCGTCGCCACTCGACAAAGAGTTCATCTGCCAAACACCGCAGGCGTACCTCGAGGCGGCACTCGGTAAGAGCCGCTACCCGGCCTTCAACGACATTCGCCCTCGGGTGAAGCTCCGCCGAGAGCAGTGCTTCTTTATGAGGGCAGCTACGCTCCCACGGAGCGCGGAAGGGTTCGCCTACCCAGAGATGGCGTCCACGTTCCAAGACTACTGGCTACGCAAGACGCAGCAGAAGTCTCAGGAAGCCATCCACACAGAGATGGCGATCCCTAAGAGGTTCGTGTTCCCCGAGAACTACGGGCAGAGCGATAGCCTGATGAACTTGGTCAACCTTTCGCAAGTTCAGCAGAAGCTGCGAGAGGAGTTCTCCAAGATGCGCCGCGACCCCGGGTACGTAGGCGTGGCTCCGTTCAAGGTGGGACAGTCCCTCATCGGAGGCGAGGCCAAAGGGTTGTCATTGGCCCAGGACGTCAAGGTTCAGGTCGAGATGGAAGCCGCCGGCTTGGGCGTACCCATCGAGGCTCTGTTCGGTGGGCTGCAGTACTCCGGCGCTAGCGTCTCTCTCAAGCAAGTGGAGAGCCGCTTCGAGGACTTCCGCAACAACCTGCTCGACCTGTGCCGCTGGTACATCAAAGAGGTGTCTCTGCAGATGCGGCTTCCGTCGGTGGGCGTAGAGCTCAAGCCCTTCCGCATGGGAGAAGACATCCCGTACATTCAGATGCTGTCCTCGCTGTACGCACAGGGAGCCGCCTCGCTCCGTCACCTGCACACCGCGCTCAACGTGGACACGGAGACGGAACGAGAGCAGATCCGCGCCGACGCCGAGTTCCGCGCCGACATGGGCAAGATCCAGGGCAAGGCCGACGCAGCAGCTCAGGGCGAAGCAATCGTCCGGGGCGCTGCAGCTTCCGCGCAGGGAGAGGTCGCCGGCATGGAGGCGCAGCTCGACGCTCGAGTGGAGCTCGCACGTAAGGTACGGGAAGACGAGGACCTGTACTCGCTCGTGACGTCTGACCCGCAGCTGGCCGCGCAGATTCTGGGCTCCGCTAGCAACGAGGCGTACATGCTCGGTGCTACTCCAGATATGGGGCAGGCCGTACAGGGCAACCAGATGAGCCCAGAGCAGGTGCAACAAGGCATTGACCAGTACGCACAGGGCGATGCCGGGCAGGCTATGGGCGAAGAAGCCGTGGAGAACTCTCAGCCAGCTTATGGCGGCGGGGGAGCGTAATGTTTGACGATACGACGGATGAACCGTGGCGTCGCGCAAAGACTTCCGCCGAGCGCGCCGCTGACAGGCTAGTGGACTCCCTTCGCGGGGAGGACATGTCTCCTGTTCGTAGAGCGCTGCAGCAACTCGCTCCGTCCTTTACGGACCCCCGCGAGGACGGACAGCGCCTGCAGTCTCAGGTCGTAGCTGCTCTTGAGAAGAACTTTGCGGAACCCGTCCGCGTGACCGATAAGCGTACCGGGCAGTCCTTCAGCTTAGAGCTCATGGGCGGGCTGCAGGTGGAGGAGCCGCCGGACCCCTACGACTACACAAAGATCCACAAACACATCATGGGCGGGAGAACGTATGGCTCCCGCGTCAAAGGTCGTTTCCGTATCGTGTCTGAGGACAAGAACGGCAAGGTAACCCGGGTATACGACGACAACGAGATGACGTTGGCGCGCATCCCTACGCCGGTGTACGACCGATCCTTCGTCGTCGCAGGCAAGAAGCGCCATCTGGTAAACCAGTTCCGCCGTAAGCCGGGGGTATTCACCCTGCAGGACGCCAAAGGCGACTACATTACCGAGTTCAACGTTGACCAAAGCTCGCCTTCCCGCGTGAAGAACTTCCGCATCCAGCTCGACCAGAGTGACGATGCAGGGCCGGACTTCAACGTGGTGTACGGCACGGCTAAGAAAATCCCAGCTTGGGATATGGCCAAGCTCTTGGGGGCTACGGACGGAGAACTACGTAAGGCGGTAGGCAAGGCGTCCGCCGAAGCGATGGAAAACCGCTCCAGCCAAGATCGCTACGAGCGCACGGTGCGGCAGCTCCACTCTTCTATCTTCGGTGGCAAAGAAGCCGGGGCAGACCTTACGCACGAGCAGAGAGAAGCGGAGGTTCGAGAGCAGTTCACCCTCACCGCGTTCGACCCCACGGTCATGAAGGCGGTCACTGGTCTCAAAACGGGGGAGCTGAATAAAGACGTCATTCTAAACAGCTTCACGAAGCTAAAGAGACTGGCGAACGAAGAAATCGAGCCAGACGACCGAGAGTCCCTAGCCCTAAAACGAATCCTCTCCCCGGCAGACCTGTTGGCAGAGAGCGTTGGTAGGGATCGAGAGGTACAGGAGTACCGCAGATACCTGTCTGGCCAGCTCCGCAAAGCCCGCAATCTTGCACGAAAAGACCCGGATAAGGTCAACGTGCTGCAGGTAGTGGGCACTAAGCTATCTCCGAAGATCAACTCCCGCCTCACTAGCTCCATGTTGCAGCGGTCTGATACCGCCACCAACCCGATGGACAACTGGGCAAACGCTAACCTCACCACCATCATGGGAGAGGGGGCGATCCAGTCAGACAAGGCGGTCCCGGTCGATGCAAAGCTCATTAACGCATCTCACCTCGGGTTCCTCGACCCAACGCACACGCCAGAATCGGACAAAGCAGGCGTAGCGCTGCACCACACGGCCCGAGCCCGGGTAGTGCCCGACACTCGACCGGGGGCAGGGGCGCCGGACACGGGAGCTTCTCGACTCGTTTCTACCTTCTTGGACAAAAAGGGGACGGCGCTTGAGCTCTCCCCGGACGAACTCGTAGGTAAAACCATTGGTGCGTTTGACCAGATGGAGATCCGGCGGGGTCGCCCCACGGCCAAGCTGTCTAGAGTCAAGGCGTTCAAGGACGGAAAGCCCGTGGAAGTCCGTCCGTCCGACATTGACTTCTGGATGCCAGATCCGCTGTCGATGTTCGACGCGCAGTCTGCGCTCATCCCGTTTGCCAACAGCACCCAGGGTAACCGTGCTGGCTTCTCTGCTAAGCAGGGGGCGCAGGCCGTCCCGCTAGTCAATCGGGAAGCACCGCTGGTGCAGATCAAGCTGCCTAACAGCGACTACTCCCTGGAAGAGGTGCTTGGAGAGGAGGCAGGGGCGATTCGGGCCAAGTTCGACGGGGAAGTCGTAGAGATCAAAGAGGGTGGCCCCGGGGAACGGACGCTGGTCGTCAAACGTAAAGGCAGCAGAAAGACCGAAGAAATCCCCCTCCCCAAAGACCTTCCTATGGGCGGGAACACCCCGCTGGATAGCGAGGTTCGGCTGACCCCCGGGGATAAGTTCAAGGCAGGGGACGTACTCGCCGACTCCACCTTTACGAAGGATGGGGTGCTGGCGATGGGCACCAACGTGCGCGTGGCGTACATGCCGCACTACGCCAACACATTCGAGGACGCGGTCGCGATCTCTGAGCGTATGGCGGGCAAGATGCGCTCTCAGCACCTGTACACAGTCGACATTGAGTCTGATCAGGTGCGCCTGGGCAAGTCAGCGTACCGCAGCCGGGGAGCTCCGCTTCCTACTGAGCAGGACAAAAAGCTCGGGTCGCAGGGGGTGGTCCAGGTCGGGCAGCGTATCAACCCCGGGGACCCCCTGTTCGTGGGGGTTAAGGGCATCGCCCTCGGAGACCGGGACCTTCAAGAGAAGTTGGCGCTAATTGGTCAATTCTCGGCCAGAGACCGCCGTAAGCTCATGGGCCAAACTCAAGCGTTTACGCAGATTTGGCGGGAAGAAAAGCCCGGCGAGGTCGTTGCGGTAGACGTAAAGAAGGGCAGGGACGGTAAGGTCAAGGGGGCTCGCGTCGTTATCAAGACCGACGAGCCCATGCAGGCGGGCGACAAGATTTACGGGCGGCACGGGAACAAGGGCGTCGTCAGCACGGTAATCTCCAACGACTCTATGCCGTTCCTTCCGGGGCGCATGGATGTGGTAGACCCCGCAGACTCTCCGTTTCGGAAGGGCCAGGAAATTTCAGAAGAGGAAGCCGCCGCGGCGGAGAAGAAGTACCCCGGCTTCAAAGCATCAAAGGCTCACGTAGACCTTATCCTCAACCCGCTCGGGGTCGCTGGACGCCTCAACCCGTCACAGAACTACGAGACGCTGGTTTCTCGTGTGGCCGCAAAAGAGGGCACGCCCGAGAAGGTGCAGTCGTTTGGGTACGTGGGTGAAGACAGTAACTGGGACTTTGTGGACCGGCGGCTCAAAGAAGCCGGCCTTGACGCTGATTCGGAGCTGGTCCTCCCAGAAACCGGGCGTCGCCTGCAGAACATGGGCGTCGGCTATCAGTACATCCAGAAGGCCAAGCAGACGGTCTCCAAGAAGAACTCGGCTCGCGGGCTGGGTACGTTCCAGAAGAACGGGCTGGTTGCTCGAGGAGAGGACGGAGCACGTGCGCTAGGAGAGCTTGGCGTGTACGGCTTGCTTGCGCAGGATGCCCGGGAGTTCTTGCGAGACGCACAGCTGTATAAGTCCGAGAACCGAGAGCACGTGTGGCGTGCTCTGCGGCAAGGTCGCCCGATTGGCGACACTGGTATGCGGGTGAACGATGAGCCTCGCGCGTTCAAGCGCCTGCTGACCTACCTGCAGGCAGCGGGCGTGGAGCCCGTGCACGACCAAGAAAACTTCACGTACCGCCTGCGTCCGCAAACCGATGCGGACGTGATTAAGCTGACGCAGACGAACACGGGGTCAGGACCAAAGGATCGCGTGTTTACTGCCCCCACGCAGACGGTGGACGCGAAGGGCCGTCCCCGAGCGGGTGGTCTATTCGATCCCTCGGTTACTGGGGGCATGAACGGCAACCACTGGGGCCGGTTTGAGCTGGCTGAGCCCGTTCCAAACCCGATTTACGAGTCCGCTATTCAGGACCTGCTGAACATGAAGCCGGCGGAGTACGCAGACGTGCTAGCCGGCAACAAGTCGGTGGAGATCGACGAGCGTACGTACACGGGCTCTCGGGCTATTCAGCGGATGCTCGAGTCGGTGGACGTAGGTGCCGCGTTTGAGGAGGCGAAGGCGCAAGCAAAGGGAGGGGCGAGGGACTCGGACAGGTCTCGCGGGTATCGAAAGATGCGCAGCATCCAGATGCTCAAAGACAACAATATGACCCCTACCCAGGCGTTCATGCGTAAGCAGGTACCAGTGGTACCAACACAGCTTCGCACCATCGACGTGGACGAAAAGGGACAGGTAGTCGTCGGCGACCTGAACTATCTGTACCGAGACATCGCCCTCACAAATGAGGAACTCCAGGAAGCTAAGAAGCGCGGGCTGCCTCCTAGAGCAATCGGGCAGCTCGAGGCTGGGCTGTACGAGAGTATGCGTACGCTCATGCAGGTGCAGGGCTCCAAGCCCCTGTCTCCCTCAGCCCAATACCAGGGCGTATTGGGCACCCTGATCGGGAAACACCCAGACGGAACCGGAGACGTAAAGAGCTCCCTCTTCAAGAAAGAGGTGTTCCAACGTCGTCAAACCTTCTCGGGCGGTGCTGTTCTAGCGGCGGATGACAAACTTGGGATTGACCAGGCGTCTATTCCGAAGACAGTCATGGCCGCGCTGGTTGAGGGTGACATTGAGGCGGAGTGGAACCGCAGCAACCCCAATGCCCCTCAAGAACAGCGACAAAAGTTCCTCAAGAAGCTCAAAGACTACCACCAGTTAGGCGTGAAAGACCCGGAAGTGGAGACGTTCCTCCGCCGAGCGGCCAAGAAACGTCAGGTGGTGGTTAAGCGAGACCCCGTGCTCCACAAGTACGGTATTCAGGCGTTTGAGCCTGTCTTGTCTGACCGAAAGACTATCGGACTCAACCCGATGGTATTCGGTGGGTTCAATGCAGACTCGGACGGCGACGTCCTCGGCATCTTCGTGCCTCTTACAGAGGAGGCAAACCGAGAGGCTAAGGAGAAGCTGCGCCCGTCGAAGAACCTCTTCAACCCCAGCTCCGGCGCGCTGGAGTACAGCCTCGGCCACGAAGCGATTCTGGGAATCGCTCGCGCTACCCGTAACCCGCGCGTCAAGACCAACAAGACGTTTGTCACGCTCCAAGAGGCCGAAAAAGCCTGGGAAAAGGGAGACATCGAAGCAGACCACGAAGTGTCGATTGGCGGACGAAAGACCACAGTGGGGCGCGAGCTGTTCAGCCGTGCCTTGCCTGCAGGGACGGACTTTGACGACCTTAGAAGCAAGGGCGTCATTACCGACAAGGACCTAGACGTCGGTGTGTCGAAGAAGGGCGGCAACCTACACAGAGTGCTCAAGCACATGGCGCTTGAGCACACCCCCGCCTACGGGGAGTCGGCCAACGCGCTCCGTCAGCTGGGGCAAAAGGTGGCCACGTATTCTGGCGCATCGCTAACGCTCAATGACCTGCGCCCCATGTTGCGAGAGGAGCGTCAGCGCACAGGCGCTCAGCTTCGCAAAGAGCTCGACGCCGTCAGGTCGAAGCGTGGGCTGTCTTTTACGGACAAGCAGCGAGAGGTTGAAAACGTCTTCGCCAAGCACATCCGCTCTCTCGGTGTGCTACAGGATCGAGGGTGGAACCAGATGGTTGCGCAGGAGAGACCGTCTACCCTGCCCGAGCTGGTGCTGTCAGGTGCCCGGGCGACCCCGGATCAGCTCAAACAGATGCTGTCCGCCCCCGTGGCGCTGGTAGACGGTAAGAATCAGGTCGTCGACCAGCCGGTCATGCGTAACTACTCCGAGGGGCTGGAAGTTACGGACTACTGGACCGCTGCCTCCGGTGCCCGAATGGGCGCGATCAACAAGGTCGTGCAGGTCCGCGAGCCTGGCTACCTGACCAAGCAGATCGTCAACACCGCAATCGACCAGGTGATCACCGAGGAAGACTGCGGCACCAAGAAGTACGTGGAGCTGAACGCCAACGACACCACCAACACGGATGACCTGGTGGGGCGCGTTCTAACTAACCCCATCAAGGTAGGCGGGCTGTCCCTTAACAAAGGGCACGTCCTTAGTCAGAACGATGTTGCCGAGATGCAGCGAAAGCTCAAGGGTGATGAGCCGTTCCATCTGCGCGTGCGTTCTCCCATGCGGTGCCAGGCTACCCAGGGCGTATGTCAGAAGTGCGCGGGGCACGACGCTATGGGAGCCCCGTTACGTGTGGGCACTAACATCGGCATCCAGTCCGCACAGGCGCTGGGAGAGCGGAGCACGCAGTTGACCCTGTCTACGTTCCACGGCGGCGGCGTCTTTAGCCCGGACGGGGGCTCTGCGGCAAACCTGTACAACATGGCCCAGAACCTTCTTCGGATGCCCAGCTCGATGGGCGGAAAGGCTGCGGTAGTCGCTAAGGGCGACGGCACCATCAAGAAGGTGAAGAAGAACTCCGATAAGGGCGGGTGGGACATCATCACGAAAGAGGACGATGCCCCCAACATCTTCATCCCCATGAAGTATCGTGCTCCGTGGGAGTCCAAGAGACAAGACGAAGACCGGCCGCAGTCCATCCCGGACTTCTACAAGCCCGGGATGATCATCCGGCGCGGAGATGTCCTGACGGACGGTATGGCTAATCCCAAAGACATCATGGCCGCTACGGAGGACGTTGGGGCGGTGCAGGACTACATGTCTACTCGTCTGCACAACCTTTTCGCTCAAGAAGGCATCATGCGCCGGAACGTCGAGACGGTCGTGAAGTCCATGACAGACGCCGTCGAGGTCGCGGACGGGGGCGATAGCCCGTTCCTCCCCGGGCAGAGAATCGGAAGGCAGGAAGCCGAGAAAGGTCAGGGCTTGTTCAAGAACTTCAAGTTCCGTCCTATTATCCGTGGAGTTGACGTTATGCCGCGAGAAAAGTCGGAAGACTGGCTCGCTAAGCTCAACTTCAACCACCTGCGAGATGTCATTCAGGACGCGGCACAGACCGGCGCTGCCTCCAGCTATCACTCTACCAACCCCATCCCGGCGCTCGCCGTCGGAAGGGAGTTTAACCGTCCGCCCGCCGGGGCAGGGGGACGGGGAGTATACTGATGCACAAACAGTCCATCGCCACTTTTCTGAGTACGCTCGCGAACGCGGCTAGAAACACCGCAAAGGGTGTACCCCTGCGTACAACGGCCAAGCAAAACTTTACCGTGGCCGCGGGCACTACCAGCCTCGGAGCGGGCCCGTCCGCCCTCCTAGCTGAAGCGGCGGGGGGGACCGCCGCGGCGCACGGGTTAGCGCAGCTGACTAACGCCGGCAGCTCCTTTGGGCAGGCAGCCGCAGGAACCCTTTTAGGCCGATACGGGGCAAACACTGAGTTCGTGAAGCGCCTTGTAGCCCGGCAGGCGGCGAAAGCAGCAAAGGCCGCCCCAAACACTGTACGCAAGGTGTCCCGAAATGTCGGGCTGACCTCGGTCTAAATGCCTACCCACCCCCATAGGGCCACTATGTCTCTTCGAAAAGAAAAGCTCCTCGAGCTCTCCGCGCACATTCGTGCTGTGCAGCTTTGGTTCCACGGAGCCCACCACCTGACTAAAGGCGCCGGGTTTTCGGGAGACCACGCGCTTCTGTATGCCGAGATTTACGAAGCAGCGGAGGAGCAGTTCGACGGCTACGTCGAGCGCAACTTGGGGCTATGCAACGACGAAGCCGTTGCTGATCCCGCTATTCTGACCGCATTAGCTGCCAACTACGTCGCAGAAATGCCCCGGCTCGCCGAACAATCTGCGGACGCTATTGCTGCAGGCGGTCTCCTAATCATGCGAGCGCACATCGCGACCTTGGACTCGTTCTACAACGTGTTGAAGGAAGCGGGAGAGATGACTCTCGGGCTGGACGACATGGTCATGGCGAACGCAAATGCGTGCGAGCGGTTCGTATACCTCTTGCAGCAGCGCGCGAAGCACTCCTCAGCTTCGGTTGTA